TTAAAGTGTGAGCTTTAATCAGTTAACGCTGCTTAAAGTGATCGCTTATATATGAGAGTTTTTCCCCCAATTATGGGTTAAATAATAAAAAATCGTTTTTATTTTTTATTATATTATTTACCTAATTAGCTCTTCTATGTTTTACTTTCAAAAGGGTACATCCAAGCCGCAAGGCTGCAGGTTATTATTCCTTTCCTGTAGTTTCTGGTAGCTGACTATTTTCAGAATACAGTTTTGTTTAAAAACTCCGTTCGATTATAGAGTAACAGAAACAAGCGAAACAATCGTTCACACAAGTACGCATGAAGCTGCTTGTTTGTATGAGGATTAAAGTAGCCACGCCGAGGGTCTGACTAACTCGGGGCGTGTGTTCGAGGCCATTTGTAGTATACATATATATAAAAGTTTGTTTTTTATTATTGATACAAAACTATCTCTTTAGTTTTGGATATACAACCCTTCTCCATCTTTTATTTAAATATATTTTGTTATTGAGGACGCATGGAGCTCCTCATGTTCAGGCTTAGTATATTTTGTGGATTATTTTCCACGTTTTTCTTCTAACAAAACAAAAATGAATAGTCCCAATAATGAAATTAATCAAGGAAAGTCATCCAAAACTCAATATTTTTTTTTATATTCTTCAAGCATGGTTCGCAAAGAAGTCTCGCGCAATGTGTTCATAAAAGTTGATGGGAAAATTATTTCTCTCAACAATGTGAAATACAAGATCATTGGTGGTTGCACGAAAGGAGTTTCGAAAGCTGTACGCCGTTTTAAAGCGGAATCTGTTTTTGATACTCTTTTTGGCGCCGTTGATGGTTTGAAAATTTTACTAAACGCATTAAACAAGATATCAGAGTTGAAAAATGCTGGAGATAAATATCTTAATAAACAAACGCTTTTAACCTTGGCAAATATTTTATTAAGTGTGAAATCATTATCGGATCATCCTTCAGTGACGAGCTTCATAAAGATCGTTATTGAATTATTCACTCTCCGTGAATTGACTTTTGAAAAAGAGTCTTTAGACGGTTTGTTGATGGCTGGTTTGAGTATGTTTTTGCCTGGTAAAATAAATGAATTGATTAAACGCGCTTCAACATTCACTAATGTTAAATTTCTTGATGACATTGGTCTTTATCACTCACTAGTTGTTTGGTTGTCAGATTTATTTAGTTGTGTATATGACTTCATAAAAGACAAGCTTCCGGCTCAGGTTGTGAGTGTTTTCGATTCTTTCACCAATAAAATAAATGTCACTAAACATCATCTGGTTTTGGACAAGGGGAAGAAATTAGTGGAACAATATCGGCAGAATCCAAAAATAATGAGCGATGTGTTGTTTAGACACTCCGTTTCAGAATTTTTGACTACTGCTGAGAGTGATCCCGATTTCTTTTCATGGGCGCGTAGGCACGCTGGTGTTGGCCACATCTTTGAAGCTGTTCTTCGTATGGGGAAAGTTGTTAAAGCTTATGGTGAGATGAGTAGAGTTGAGCCAACTTGTTTTGTTTTTGAGGGACCTCCAGGAACCTTAAAATCATATACTATGTTGCCTCTTATCAAAAGTCTAAAAATGCCAGCGTACTCGCACGTCGTCAAATCTGTTGATGATGGTAAAGATTTTTATGATACATACAATAACGAACCTATCTTTTATATGGATGATGTAGGTCAACAAGGGATTTCACAGTGGAGAACTATTATTAATATGGTTTCTCCCGTGAAATTACCTTTAGATTGTGCTGACGCCAAACTAAAAGATACAAAATTTTTTAATTCCGAATTATTATTTTTAACAACAAATGCTTTTAGCAATTTGCACGGTTTAACGAAGTCAGATTGTATATCTGATATTAAAGCTTTGTGGCGTCGAGGAAATGTTTTTGATTTCTCTCAAGCAAAAGCTAAAGATGGTTCGTTAACAGGAGTAATTGCCTTCAAGCATTTCGATTTATCAACTAGTTCTTTTCACAATTGTTTTCCTACAGATGTTTATAATTTTTTCAAACAACGTAATATTGATATTTCACCTACTTTCGTGATAAAACCGGATACTACTAGAGTTGATTTGTTAGTGTGGATGAAGAAAATAGTGCAAGCATATATTTTCCTCAAAAAACAATTTCATCAATCAACTGAATTAACTGAAGCTGAAGAACAACTTCTTGATTTTGATTTGACTGCAGAAATGCAAACAAATGATGATGAAGAAGAATATCATGAAGCTTTAGTTACTTTCCCGT